AAATGCCGAGAAGTCTATTCAGGGACTTCCGACAGCGGATGAAGACGGCTTCCTGAATTATAACGATGACCAGAACAAAGGCTATAAGGGCATCGGCTATATCACGCGTTATCAGTCGGATGGTGTTGTGACCTATGTTCCGACAATCATCGTTAAGACGAAATTCAATCAGCTCAGCCGGTCTGCGCAGACTCAGGAAGAGTCCAAGAACTATCAGACTCAGCAGCTCACAGCTCGGATCCATCGCGGTGACGACGCAAAGCACACATGGCTCAAGGTCTCCGAGACAGAGTATGAGACCGAGGCAGCGGCAGAGGCGGCTCTTAATGCGGCTCTGGGAATCACGAGCGGAACGGGCGGCAACTGATAACCACACAGAAAGGACGATAAAGCTATGGTAGAACTTAACGGAAAAGAATACGGTCTCTTTTACTCGGTACGGGCACATTGTGAATATGACGATTATGTATGCGAGCACCAGAATGTCAGCGTGACAAGGGCAATTATCCAGAAAGCTCTTATCATGTCGAAAGCATATTGCGACATTCACGGCGGCACTCCGCTCAAGTCTGCGGACGTGATGGGCTTGCCGAACAGTGAGTATATGAAGCTCATGAAAGCGGTCGTCGAGCAGGAAGCGAAAGATTCCGGCATCGAGATTGAGACCGAACCGACAGAAAAAAACGCAGTAAGCAGAGAGCTGTAAAACTGACAAGAGCATGGTTCGTTTTTTACGGACACATGCTCCACATGAGTGAGCAGGAAGTCATGAGCATGAAATACGGTTCCATGCTCGATATGATTTCCTGCTTTTCGATTTACAGGGGCTCTGCGAAACAGGTAGCAAAGAAAAAGAAACTGACTTATGAGGATATCATAAGGCTGAAATGAGGTAGGGCATGGCTCAGAACATCGGACCACGAATAGGAATTGAGGGCGAGGCTGAATATAGGCGGCAGATGCAGAATATTATTCAGCAGACTAAAACCTACCAAGCCGCAGTCAAAGAGGCACAATCCGCCCTCGACAGGAATGCATCGTCTCAGCAGAAAGCAAGCGCAAGGGCGAAGGAACTCACGCGGGCTATCGAGGCTCAGCGAAAGCAGGTCGAATACTGCCAGAATATGCTCAATGCTTCGAAAGAGCTGTATGGAGAGAATGCAACCCAGACGCTCAAGTGGGAACAGGCGCTCCACAATGCTAACACTCAGCTCAACGAACTGAATCAACAGCTTGCCGACAGCAACATGCTCAAGGCATGGGGTGAGGACGTTGTAAAAGCGGGCGAGAAGCTCGAGCAGGCAGGGCGGAAAATATCCAATGCCGGACAGACCTTGACGCGCTCCGTAACGGTTCCGATTGTCACGGCGGGAGCGGCGGCGGTAAAGTCCTCGATTGATTTCGAGACAGCCATGACAGGCGTCATGAAGACCGTTGACGAGACCGCGACGACCTCATATTCCGACCTTGCCGAGGCGATTAAGAAGATGTCTACGGAGACAGCGAGCTCCAAGACTGAAATTGCGGCAGTCGCGGAAGCCGCCGGACAGCTCGGCGTTGGTGCGGATGACATTGAGAAGTTTACCAAGACGATGATAATGCTCGGTGACACGACCAACGTCAGCGCTCAGGATGCGGCAACATCGCTCGCCAAGTTCATGAACATTACCGGCGACTCGCTCGACGATGTGGACAGGCTCGGCTCGGCTATCGTTGACTTAGGTAACAACTTCGCAACGGATGAGGCAAGCATTATCAGCATGGCGACCAGATTGGCATCTGCTGGAACGATTGCGGGCTTATCATCCACGGATATCCTTGCCCTCGCGGCTTCCATGTCCTCTGTCGGTATCGAAGCCGAAGCGGGCGGCACGGCGATGTCCCAGACGCTCACCAATATTGGCAACAAGGTCGGCGAGTTCAAAGACGGCTCGACCGATGCCCTCGACACCATCGCAAAGGTTTCTGGAATGACCGCAGAAGAGTTTGCGTCCACATGGGAAGCCAACCCAATCCAAGCGGTACAGGCATTTATCGAGGGACTCGACAAAGCGAACCAATCCGGCGAGAACGTGAACGGAATCCTCGACGACCTCGGAATGACCGGAATCAGGCAGAGCAACATGCTCAAATCTCTTGCCCTCGCGTCCGGGAATATGTCCGACGCGATCAACACGAGCTCCGAAGCATTCCGGAAGAACACAGCGCTCACGGATGAGGCGAGCAAGAAATATCAGACAACCGCGGCAAGACTCAGCCAGGTCAAAGAAAAAGCATCGAACGCGGCAATCACATTCGGCAACGCCATGCTTCCGACCGTCGAAAAGGTCATTGACGCGGCGGGTAAGTTTGCCGACAAGCTCTCCGACATGGATGAGGCGGAGCGCGGCGCGGTCATTCGTACGGCGGCGCTCGCGGCGGCTGTCGGTCCGGTGCTGGTTGGTGTCGGAAAGACCGTCACAGCTGTCGGGCAAATTACTCAGGTAGTCGGAAAAGCCGCGATAAAGGTCGGCGAAATTCAAACCGCTATGGAAGCGGCAGGCGGCGCGGGTGAGTTCTTCGCGGCGGGATTAGGCTCCACAGCGGGACTTGCTACGGCGGTACTTGCTCCGCTCGGACTCTTAGCGGTTGCGTTCGCAAAGGCGGGCGAAGAATCTCGCAAGGTCACCGAAGAGCAGGCGGCATTTGCCCAGAAGACGCAAGAAGCGGCAGACGCGGCAAGTCAGGCGGCGGCTCAGGTCGATGGAGTTGGTGCGGCGATTGAGGAGAGTGCGGCAGACTTTGAGGGTGCCGGAACGAATCTCGACTATTTCCGGAACATGCTCAATGGATGCTATGACGAAACAGGGCATCTTAAAGAAGGCATGGAGGCGACTGCGGAATACGCTCTCACTCAGCTTAATCAGGCGATGGGCACGGACTACTCCACGGAATTCATCGCTCAGGCTGAGAACAGCAAGCAGGCACTCGAAGAAATCAACGGAGCCATTGACGCGAACATCGAAAAGCTCAAAGCTCAGGCAATCGCTCAGGCATTCCAGAAAGACTACCCCAACGCTCTCAAGGCTCAGGCGGATGCGCATACAGCATTGTCCACAGCGGAAGACACGTACACGGAAGCCGTAAGGAATGCGAAAACCGCACAGGACGAGCTGAATGCGGCTCTCTCCGCATCGGACGCAACCACCGGCAAAGGCATCGAGCGACAGCAAAAAGCCAAGACTGCACAAGAGCAGGCGAACAAGGCCGTTGAACAGGCGGCGGAAGCTTACCGGACTGCGGCGGGTGCGGCGGCTGAGGCAGATACGCAGGTCGATGGCTTGAACAAAGCTATGGAAGAAGCCTCGAAGGGCACTCCGGATGGAATTCAGAAAGCGGCGGACGCTTACGCCAATATCGGCACCGAAGCAGGCAAGGCGGGCGACGAGGCAAGCAAGGCGGCTGACAAGATTATCACGTCAAACGCGGAAGCGACCGACAAAGCTATACAGGCGGCTCAGGAAGCATTCAAGAACAGCGGACTGCATGGCAAGGTCGAATCCGTTGATGGCGGAGCGGAAGCGGCAGAGAAAGCCAAATCCGAAATGAAGCCGACCATCGAGGAACCGATGGATGCAAGTGTCCGTCAGGTGCTCGGAGCAGGCTCAGCGGCGAAACTCGCACATGACACAATGGACATGACCGTACGCACACCGATGAGCGGATTCGTTAACAAGGTCAATGGCGGCAACGCGGCGGCGAACACGGCAAAGTCCGGCATGGTCGGAATTATCAAGAATCCGATGCAAGGCAACGTCAACCGAGTAAATGGAGGTCAGCAATCGGCAAGTTCAGCAAAGAGCCAGATGGTACCGATTATCGCAAGCCCCATGACCGGACGCGTCGGAAGCGTGTCGAATGCGGTCTCTGCGGCGGCAACGGCACATTCGCAGGCGCAGAGCTATTTCTCCAATCACCCATTCAGGGCGGTCGTAAATATCGTCCAGAACGTACAGCGGACGGTCAGCGAGATAGTCCAGAGAGTCGCACACAACGCACGAGGCGGATTTGTCAATGAAGAACAGCTTTCGTGGCTGGCTGAGGGCAACCGTCCCGAGGTTGTCATTCCTCTCGACGCTTCCGAACGAACAAGGGCAATCGACCTGTTCAAGCGCACGGCGGCTATCTTAGGCGCGGGTGACGTGGCATATCTTCCGTCTCTGGTAGGTGCCGGAGCGGGCAACTCCGTCAACTATGGCGGCATCAACGTAACAATTAACGCGGCAGAAGGTCAGGACGAAAACCTTATTGCCGAGCTTGTAATAGATAAGATACAGACGGAGCTTGTCGGAGAGGGGCTTGTGTATGGGTGATGTGATATATGACGGACGCAGGTTTTCAGATTTTGGCGTTATCGTCTCAGGTGAAAATACATGGGCTCAGCCGACAAGGCGGGTCACAAAAGCACAGGTGCCGGGAAGGAGCGGCGATTTGATCGTCGAGGCGGGGGAGTTTGACAATGTTGATATCAGTTACCCCGCGGGCATCATGCAGGACTTCGACAGCTATACGGACGGGTGGGAAGCGTTCGCGCAGTTCCTCGCGGTGAGGTCGGATAGATATTACCGACTCGAGGATGAATACCATCCGCTCTACTACCGCATGGCTCGCTTCGTGCCGGGCATAGCTCCAAAGGTCGGGACGCTTAACCGGAGCGGACAGTTCACGGTTACATTCGACTGCAAGCCCCAAAAATATCTGCTGAGTGGAGAGAATGAAATTGTACTCACGGATTATACGGGCGAAAACGGTATTGAGATAGTCAACAGCACGCCGTTTCCAGCATATCCGGAGATACAAATAAGCGCATGGGTAGGTCTGGCGTTCTTGCCGGCTGATGGCTCAAAAAACGGTGGAATGGTCATAGTCAAGCCAGAAACCGAGCCGGAAGAAGA